CTCCACAGCTGCATCTCAAAACAGCTGTGTTGTAATGCGGCCGCTGCTGGTTTACCAGTGGCTAGTAGCGACGGTCACAAGCCCGTTTAACGCAGAGTGCAACACTGGTACCCATTGGGAGCTGAAATTGATTAGATCTCTAGATGGTTGTCACCCTTTAGCAAGGTGATTTTCCTGCCCTGAGCTATTCTTGGGATGCGTCCATGGAAGAGCGACCGATACTTACGGCACTATTAGCTAGGTTATAGTTATTGAACCTGCAAAGCTCATGCCTCTTAATTGAGGAGTCCAGGACTGAGTACACAAGTAGTCCGTGGAACCTGTCGTCGATTGATCGTCAAGCAGAAATTGCCTCTGGGACAGCGAAACTGAACACCACACAGCTAGCTACGTAGCGCCTATGCGAAATTATGCCTCTCACTGTCTCTAACCACCGCAGTAGTAATTCCACGTTGTATGAAGGAGTGAAAAGCCGGACGTTTTAGCCCAACATGTCGCCGAAATCCAGAAATCAGAATAAGACTAAGAATGCAGCTGTTCGAGCTGCTGTGAATAAAATGGCCAACAAGATGGTGGCCAATGCGCGCACCCCTAAGGCTCAAAGGGGGCGTCGCAACCGGAAACAACGTGCTTCCGGAGCCCTCATGAATCCTGTGGGCCCCGGTAATGCTGGGCGCCTGGGATTGCGTGCAGGTGGCAATTTTGCTACCACCCGCCGCTCCCAGGTGATCGAGGAGGATGAATACATTGGAGACGTGCTGGCTACAGCCAACAACTTCAATGTCGTGCAGTATGCATGCAACCCCGGTCAAGCCGTGACTTTCCCTTGGGGTAACAAGATTGCTCAGTTGTACGAGAAGTACAGCTTTGAAGCTATCGAGTTTTACTACAAGCGTGAAGTCAGTGAGTTCGCCACTGCGGGAACCACCGGAAAAGTGATTCTTTCATTTGATTACGATGCTTCAGATGGCATTCCGACCACGAAGCAACAGATGGAAGACACTGTCCCGCATAGTGATGGCATGCCGAGTGAACCAATCATTCGGCTACCGCTCGACGTAGCGTGTATGCGCAACGGTCCAGCAAGGTATGTGCGCCCTGGCGCACTGCCTGCCAACACTGACATCAAAACCTACGATGTGGGTACTTTGAATGTCGCTACTTATGGGCTCGCTTCTACTTCAGGAGCCCTTGGTGAACTGCGCGTGCGGTATCGAGTCAGGTTTTCGGAGCCTGTGCTCGAGCCTGCAAGCGTGGTTGGTGGTGTGGTTCACTTCAGTTCTGTCTCTGCGACGACCGCTAACAATTTTGCGGGAGCCGTTTTGCAACCTGGAGGTTCACCCACCATGACTGGAATCACTCTGGGTGTTAACACCGTTGTGTTTCCAGCAGGCATGCCCGGCAATTACCTTTTGTTGCTGAGCATCGCAGGTGGTACCTCCGCGTCGCAATTGGGAGCGATCACGGGGACTGGCTTGACAGGTCTTAACCTGTATGGTCAGTCAGGCGTTCGTGACACGAATTACAATGCTGTGTCACTAGCAGGTACAACCACTAGTTCTGCCATGCTTAACGAGGCGATCACTTTGACGACTTCGGGAGGAACTGGCACGATCAGTGGCCCCTCTACCATTGTTGGTACAGGCACCATGGATTTGTTCATCATTTCACTACCATCTACTGTTCTGACGAGCAGCGTGGCTGTGGGTAATGTCCTGGAACTGCGTGATCAGATTTCCGAGCTGCGTGACATGGTCCGCATGCTTGTGCGCAGGCCCCGAGCTGATTCGGGAGATTTCATTGTTGCTGAGGAGCCCTCATCAAGCTCCACGGCTGTTCAACCTGTGAGTGACCTTAGTAAGTCAACTCTTGGTTTGATTGGTGAGCTTATTGCTCGCAAGTCCAACTCACGCAAGTGAGTTTAGTGGCGGTCCGCTTGGCTTGAAGCCATCCTTGCGGTACTATTCCCCTGTAAGTGGCTTGTGGAGGGATTTGCACTCACCAGCTTCGTTAGCTAGTGAGTTGACATGAGCGTTGGTTTGACCACTTGTGTGTGACGTGACTGCTGGGGTTCGCTCCCGGTGGAATATTTTTTGCGTTTCGCTGCCTGTAATAAGCAGTGGCTTTGAGGCTTGGGATCCTCATCGTATATGTGTCAGTTCTACTCAAGTTGATGGCACACTGAAGCTCTCTGGATCAAGATTCGCTCTTGCCGTTGTCCAGAGGTGCCCAAAATTGGACCTGAGGTCGTTTAGCAAA